TAGAACATATACTCGGAAAGAGAGAATAGACATGAAGTATGAAAAGGCTATTGAGATGGCTGAAGACCTGCGAAAGGTCGCTGACTTTATTGAGAAGCAGTTCTCACAGGTACCTGACATAGATGTGGAGATCACGTCGTATGTGGGGTTCGGGTGGGATAAATCTGCTGAAGATATTCCCGCTATAGTAGCGGATACTGTGCTGGCTGGTTTGGCTGAGGGTGCGAGTGTCCGAAAGGACTACGGGAGTTCTTACTTCCGGGCGTTTCTTGGGTTTGGTGAACTGGAGTACAGGGTAATATGTGAGCGTGACGCTGTGTGTACCCGTCGTGTGATTGGTACGCAGATGGTTACGAAGTCAATGCCGCCTGAGGGTGAGTGGACTGAGAAGGAAGTGGAAGAGGATGTGGTGGAGTGGGATTGCCACCCATTGTTGGCTGCGGCGAAGGAGACTGACTGAAATGTTTGACGATGGTTTGTACAATGGTTGGTCGAACAGGGAGACTTGGGCTGCCAACCTTCATTTGAGCAATGACTATCGTTGGCACACGTTGACGTGGGATGCTGTCCGCAAGGCTGTTACGGGAGGGGCGAGCCGGTATGGGATCGCCCATCTGTTGGAGTCTTGCTTCAATGATTACATTGAGGACCCGGAGGGGCCACTGGCCCTTAATGGTGAGGGACATGAGGCTGCGGTGTTGCGCGATGTGGGTAGCCTGTGGCGGATAGACTGGTTGGAGATTGAGCCGCATTGGACTGATGCGGTGAAGGAGGAGAAAGCGTATGAGTGAACTGTCATTTGAGGAGTTCCTGTTTTTCATATTCTGTGGGAGTGTTCTGCTTGTAGTGGCGGCAGGGTCCCTGTGGGTGTGGGAGATAGTGGCTGAGCGTGTTCGGCGTCGCCGGTTTTGGCGAGGCTGGGCGGAAAGGAACCGTCGTTGGGTTGACCGCGACTGGAAAGAAACAGGAAGGAGAACATGATGGCTGAAGTAACGAGTGGTAGTAATCTGACGATCATTATTTTGGAGGACTATGAGGCTAATGCGTTGGCTGATTTGTTAGACAGGTTTACATCAGTGTCGTCTAATGGGTTAGATGCGTTGAAAGAGTTGACCAACTCNATGTNACATGAGNGAGGNNNNCCAGATTCTGGTGAGTGAGGAGAACACATGAGTGAGGAAGTGATGCACCCGACGTGCAAGCGATGCGGCAAGTACATCTTTGCTGTTGATGGATGTAAGGGCCACNNTGNTGGGTGGTTGGGTGATTACAATGAACTGACCCGTGATGATGACGGGTATCGTGAGGATATAGAACAGGAGCGGGACCGATGAAAGGTGAACAATGGTTGAGATATTTATAGGTCAGAGGTACGCCTCTAACACAAACGAGCGGTGTTTGGAGTGCCATCGGGTGTTTGACCTGATGGATGAAACCGACGCTCAGGAGTTTTATTACGGGCACGACTGTGAAGCACAATGACGCGCTTATACGGTCATAGTTTCGCCCCGACACACGACAATGAGCGTGTGGAATGTAGATGGTGTCTTGTCTCGCCGCTGAGTGCAGCGGGGCAACGTCCGTGCCCGGAGATTGCCTATAGGGAGGCTTCGGACAGGTTGCGGGCCAGCAGGCTCGCAAAGCAACTCGTTGTCCATGAGGACGACGACCAATAAAGGAGAAGAGCAATGGAAGTAGAAATCAACACATCAGTAGAGATAGANGAACATACCCTTTGGGAAGCGGTAGAGGACAACGTGGGGGAGGNTGCCTATGAGGCAGCCCGGAATGCGTTGGACGAGACTGACTTTTCCCTCTACGTTGACTATGCCGATGGGGCAATGGNCCTGTTGAGGGACTACAGCCCCGGCAACTCATGCAGTTTGGGTGAGTTGTTTACGGACAAGGTTCAGTCCGCTGTGGCCTATGGTGACTTCTTGGCTGAGGCGATGAAACAAGCCACTGGTACCACGGATGGTGTGCCAGCGGTGGACCCGGAGGACCTGCGCGGGATGGTGCGGGCGGAGATTCGCTATGCGTTGCTTGAGGCACGCAAAGCGATAGCCCCCGGCCTCGCAGGAGGAGAAGACCACATCGTGGTCGTTTGATTAGTTCTGGCGAGTAAGGTATACTCGTTGGTAGAGGTCGCGGTGACGTGACCGGAAAGGAAACCCATGAATGAGATAGAGACATTTGACAGTCATTCAGGGCACAACTTTCTCACCAAGGACAAGGTGGAGCATCCGATGGATGCCCATGTTGTCATGGATGAGGCTGGTGCTTTGTTTGACGTGGCTTACCCTGCATCGGGATACGAGAGCGAGTTCTCGATTTTTCCGGGGCAAATGACTACACCTGCTGTGAAGAGCGGTGTGAATAAGGGGAAGCCGTTGCACAAGTATGTGATGCGAACCGACACGAACGATGTGTTGGGGTTGCACTCGTACAAGTATGCGGAAACCGAAGGGTACGGGTTCATTGCCGATATGGCGGAGGAACTGTTCCCTGAGAAGACCACATCGTGTACGGTGTTTGGTGTAGGTGAGAAGATTGCGGTAACGCAGGAACTCATCGCTCCGACGGATTTGGGAGATGGAGATGTTATCCAGCCTCAGATTTGTTGGATCACTTCGTACAATGGGGTGTGGGCTACGGCGGTCTATGATCTGACGGAACGGTTGTTCTGCCAGAATCAGTTGATCGGGCAGCAGCCTTTGGTGAAGGTGAAGCATACGAAGAACCATGACCGGTTGCTTGAGATGCGGGTGCGTATCCTTGAGGGGTCAATCGCTAGGGCTGAGACTCTGGTGAGTATGGCTCGTATCTTCAAGGATCAGGAGTACACGGACCAGCAGTTCAATGAACTGGTGNCAGAGTTGCTTCCCTATGATGCCAAGGAGATGACGGAGCGGCAGATCAACAATGTGTTGACCCGCCAGCAGTACTGTCGTGGAGCGTGGTATAAGGAGAAGCAGGAGTTTGGTGCTGGGAACCGTTGGTTGGCGTTCAATGCCGTCCAAGGGGCTGAGCAGCATCGGATCAATGGTCGGACGCGTGGTGGTGGTTACCATCAGGATAAGGCGTTGGAGAAGGCCATTGATAACAAGACTCCGTTGGCGGATCGTGCTTTGGATCTGTTGACGGTGTAACAATAAACCAAACAAGAATAGGAGATNGACATATGTATGTATGGACGAAGAAGGACATTGCCAAGGTGTTTGGAANGTCACCAAGCACTCCCTACAACTGGGCCNATGTGTGGGGGCCAGACTCCCACCATCCCTTCCCTGAGCCGGTAGCCCGCGTTCAGACACGGGTCANTGNCAACAGGGCTNNGTGGTCCCAGAGGCAGGATGCGTACGATCCCGTAGAGATACGGGATTGGGTTGCCAACCTGCGTGCGGCCAAGGCGCTGCGTATGAGTGAGAGTCATCGGCTGCCCCACAAGCGTAACCGCATGGTTGCGGGGATGCCTGTTGTGGCGACGCAGGAGGCGGTTGCTGATATGCAGGAAGCGTTGAGGGCACTGCGCGATGACCTGAAGACACTGAAGGCGTCCCTCAGGTGAGTGATGTCAGACATATCCGCACGACCTGCTCGGCGTGTCCGCGCATCGTTGAAACGGAGGTGCAGCAGAATGCGTTGAACAATTTCATGCTGCGGATAGACTCCGTGCAGAGGTTGTTTCCACAACACTCTGACGATGAGCGGGAGGCAATCATGGGGTACAGGAACGGATGGTTTCTGTGTCCCAAGTGTTGGACTGAGCAGATAGGTGACGCGGAAGACGAGTAGTGTCAATAGATCTTCGCCAACAGGGCGAGGACCGTCCCCAGATGGGGCGGAGTAACCAACGAGTAAGGAGAAGGCAATGGCTAAGATACTTAGCGAGTTGCCCGACATGGCCCGTCCGGGTCGTCGGGAACAGTATCCGTGGGCTGACTGGTTTGATGGTCAGACATGGTTACTTGAGAGCGGCACAGATTTTCAGGCCGCTACTCTCAGCATGAAGTCTAACGCCTATGCTGCTGCGAGGCGGCACGGGAAGAAGATTGCTATGCGTACTATAGGAAGTGATCTAGCACTTCAGTGTTTGCCGCAGTAGTGTAACCGTGAAGCACGGAACACACGCTTACCGAAGCAAGAAGTGCAGGTGCAAGGTGTGCAAGGAGGCGTATGCTGAGTCCAATAAGCGGCATGCGGAGCAGCGACGGAGAAGCATTCCCGTCCTGAAAGACCTCCATGACACGTACACCCGCTCCGAACTGCTAAGGTTGCGGAAAGACATGTAGACCGTGGGGGGTCGGGGACTTATCTCCTTTCACCCCGGCCCCCCGCCTACAAGGAGGTGCTGTGTCAAAGAAACTAAATCAAAAAGAAAGGCTATCGGAGTTGGAGAGGGCGATGACGGAAATGACCGTACTCCTCAAACATCTCGTAGCCAGCATAGGTGATTTCTCCCATAATCTGTCTGAACTGGGCGGCGGTTTGATGACAAACATGGGCATTTGGTGGGAGGCTTTAGAAGGTAAAACTCCAGAAGAAACTGCCGCAGAAATGGACAATGTTTCAGAGGAAACGGCGGAGGATTCTTCCCAAAACGGGGAGGACAATGTGGTTTATTTTCCAGCGTCGGGGGAGCAGTTGCTGCGACATTTGGGAGAAGACCCGGAAGGCCCCGACGGGGCTTAGCCGCCGCATGTGCTACCTTGCCCATGGCATGTCATGGTAAGTGGAAGTACAAGCCATGCCATGCCATGGGCGTCACCACCACCTGTCCCAACTATGCTAGGATGAAACTATGCAACCACCAGAAGACCGAATAGTTCTACGCCAATCATGGCTGGGAGATCTGGCAATGTGCCCGGAACGGGCACGCCAGTCGATGCTGGGAATCTCTCAGGACACCCAGTCCACGTCCACCATGATCGGCACCGCCGTCCACTACGGCATCGAACAATGCCTGAACGAGGTCATCGAAACCGGGAAGCCATTCACCCGCGCCAAGACCATTTCGACGGCGACCAAATACTGGGAGCAGCATCAGGACGAGGTCGTCCGCTGGAACCACAAAGAGGGCGAACCGTTGGAGATCATCAAGGCCAACGCAGGCGTGTGGTGGGATGAGGTGCGGGAGAACGTGCGCCCGGTGTCGGTCGAATGGGGCTTTGAACTGCCCCTCGTCGTAGACCACAAGCCGGAAATCTGGTTGAGGGGAACCGTGGACTGCGTGCAGGCTTTCCCACAGCCGATCATCGACTGGAAGAACCCCGGTCGTAAGCCCTCCGGCGACTGGGAGAAGAAGCGTTGGTCGGTGCAGGCAGCAGCGTATACGTGGGCGGTGGCAACCCAGTCCGACAACGGGCTGACTGATCCACTGGGATTCCAGTTCGTATATCTCGTCAAGGGGAAGGTACACACCACCCTTGTAGATTCAGGACCTGCGGAGTGGGCCAGTCTGGTTGCGCTGGCTCGCTCTGCGGGAACACTCATAGCCGCCGACTTGCCGGTATGGCCATTGAACATGGCTGGATGGCATTGCGCACCTAAGTGGTGTGGGGCTTGGGCCTCATGTCGCGGCAGGTTTGCGGGACCAGATCCATGGAACCAACTAGAGAAAGGGTAGACCCATGGCTACAGCAACAACCAAGCAAACAGAAAGCACCGTAACGGTGTTCCGTAGGCAAGTGATCCAAACGGGTGACTATGAACCAGCGGAAGCATCGTGTTCGGTGACCATAGCGATAGACGGAGACACGTCACAAGAGGAAGTGGCCGACCTGATCGCCCAGTGGGGTTCAGCGTTGGAGATTTCCAACTACGAGGCTCTGGGTGTCGGATACACGTTGGAGGAGGATGGCGCTGTACAGATGCTTGCCAAAAGCGTTCCCCGGCCTGCGGCTAGTGCCCCCGTACCCGCCGCCCCGGCTGCGGCTCCCGCCCCGTCCGGTGGAGGCGGCAGCCTTGAGGAGGTCTGGCGTCACCTGATGGAGAACAGGACCGACTGGTGGGACCCGAACTGGTCCAAGAAACTGGACCCGGCTGCCAACTTCAACAAGAAGGGACCGGATTACAAGCGCCGGTCTGATGGCAAGGGCCTGTGGCTCACCAAGCAGGACGGCGCAGTGCTGGTGCCCGGATGGTTCGTCTGTCCGTTCACCGGTAAGACGGCTGCCGATCTGGCTGCTATCGGAGCGCAGATCCGAGCCTGACAATGGCAACCCTCATATCTGAGGATGAGATAGCGCGTCGCCTCGCCGCTGCCCAACAGGGTGACGGCGGGGCGGCAGCCTCCTCCTCGCAACCAAACCGTTGGTCACTGTCCACGGCGGTGGTGGACAACCTGATCGGGTTCATTCGCAACCCGGCAGAGCGATGGTATCTGGGGTTCCCTGAAATCGACCTTGCCACCCGTGGTATCGGGAAGGGTGAGGTGTTGATGGTGGTGGGCCGGTCCCACACGGGCAAGTCCCAGATGCTGTTGAATGGGATCGTCACCAATCTGGTGAACGACCCCGGAGCGCATGTGGTCATCTTCTCCATGGATGAACCGCGTGAACTGGTGGCGATGAAACTGTTCTGCCTCCTACAGGGGCGGTCGTCGCCGGAGGTGGAAGAGGCCATCAAGGTAAACGACACGGAGACTATTGCTGCGTTGCATGAGGCAGCCACGGCTGAACTGTCGCGTGTCGCTATCGTGGACGAGTCGATGGACTTGGACAGCATGACAGCCACCATGGATGAGACACGGGAGTGGTGGGGGTGCGACCCGTCGTTCGTGATGATCGACTACTTGGAGTTGATGCCGGGAGGGGAGTCCGATGCAACTGGTGTGACCTCCAAGGCTCAGGCTGTGAAGCGTTGGGCCAAGACGCAGCGTGTACCCATCGGGCTGGTGCATCAGGCGGGACGCGGGGCATCCACGCCGGGGTATTCTGCGGGGATCTACGCTGGCCGGTACGGTGGTGAACAGGAGGCGATCTTCGTGATAGAGGTGTACCGCAAGAAGGACCGGCACGGTCTGTCAGATTGGGAGGTGCGCTACCATGAGAACAGTGTCAACCTGAATGTGTGCAAGAACAAGCGAACGTCACGGTGTGGTGATCACACGTACTATCTTGATCCCCTGAACGGACACATTCATCCATACTGGGAAGAGTTGATTCCCAGTGGCGGATAGGCCATGCTGGAAGTTCGACAAAAGGAATGAAAGGTATGTCATACGAAAGCACAACTATAAGCAGTTCGACACCGCAGACAAATGGGAGTGGGAACGGTGCCCCGGTTGTGGAAACATTCGGAGGCGACGGGATTGACGAGACATCACGCGACTTTGCCATCCTGTTTCGTGGGGGCAAGGTGGCGATTGATGACGATGACCACGGCGGGTTCCGACCGTGGCGTGCCGACGATGGCACGTTTCTCCCCGCCGACGACAAGGAGTTCGTCGTTCTCGTAGACGACCACCTTCACCGGGGACCCTCCATAGGCGTGTATCCCCTGTTCCACGTCGGTGGGGACTTCTTGGTGTACTGGGGTTGCGTGGACTGGGACGAGGGGCATGAGGAGGCCCTTGTGCATGCGCGGAACGTGCAGGCGGCGCTGCATCAACTGGGCGTGGCTTCGTGGGTGGAGCGGTCACGGTCCAAGGGGTTCCACCTGTGGGTGTTCTTCGACAAGGCTGTTTCTGCGGTGGATGTGAGGCGCGGACTTATCGGAGTGTGCTCCCTTGTTGATGCTCCCNCCNTCGAAGTAAATCCTAAACAAGTTAAACTGAGTGGACGTGGATGGGGGAATGGCGTTCGGCTCCCCTATGGACACCTGCGTAACCCCGGTGGCTACAACGAAGTAGTAAACCCGGATGCGGTCTGTAGCCAAGTCTCCGTCCACTCCTTTGTACAGGAGGCCATCGAAACGCGCACGACAACAGATGAGTGGAAGGCCGTCAGCGCCCTCTGGAGGCCCCCTGAGCCTCTCCCAGCCCCCCCGACAGGGAGTACCCCCTACACAGGGCCTCTGAGAGGCTCAGCGGCCACCGTACGAGAGCGGGGACCGATACCCACCCCCGAAAAACCCAAAGGGGACCGATCCAGAGCCTTATGGGCACTCGCCTGCATAATGGCACGCCAAGGACACACCCAAGAAGACACCCTCAAAGAACTCCGGGCAGCCGACATAGAATGGGGAGGAAAGTACAGCAGCCGGGAAGACGGCGACCAACGCCTACAAGATACCGTACATAGAGCCTACAAGATTGCACTAACCTGATGGATGCCTACACCGTAATCATAGAACGCCGACCAAAGGTAAAGGCCCGCCCCCGCCACACCAAGGGAGGCAAGGTCTTCACCCCCAAGTCCACGTTGCAGGAAGAAGACCACATTGCGCAAGCGTGGAAGGACCAAGTGGGAGAAAAAATCGGTGGCCCCGTTGAGGTCACAATCGCCTACTCCCCCGAAGCAACCGTGCTGCTTGTAAACACATCCCCGCACGACGCCACAACACTGCGAGGAGACTTGGACAACTACGTGAAACTCACCTTGGATGCACTCAATGGTGTAGCGTGGGAGGACGACAGACAGGTCGTCCGCATCAGGGCCGTCAAAGTAGACAAGGTTGACTAATGTACGAGTTCATAATCCCCCGCAGTATGCGAAGCCGCTCAATGGCAAGCCGACGAAATGGGCCAGTTGAACAACTCCATTCGACAAGGCGAAGGCAACGTCTACGGGTTCCTCGGTGAAATGGTCTTCGCCAAGATCACCGGCGGCGAACAGGTCAACACGTACGACTGGGATGTGGTGATGCCCGACGGTGCCACNGTGGACGTAAAGAGCAAGTGTGTAACCAGCGAACCACGCCCCTACTACGAGTGCTCAGTCGCAGCCATCGGCACCAACCAGAACTGTGACTACTACGCTTTCGTCCGCGTCCACAAGGACTGCACCATAGCGTGGTACCTTGGGGCAATGGCAAAGCAAACATTCCTGTCACAGTCCCGACTGCTGAACGCCGGAGTGGTAGATGGGGACAACGGATGGGCACCCACCATTGACTGCTACAACGTGAAAATCAGCGACCTGCACTTCAACAAGGAAGACCTAGCATCCCTACCCCCGCTGCCGTTATCTGCTATACTCGTAGATGACGGTGCGGAGGCGTGAATATCCAACCGACCCATCCCGCTGGGATCTTCAAGGGGGCAACCAATCCGTTCATCGGCCGCGCCCCGTAACAGAAGTAGAAGCGTTGATGCAACTNGCCCCGCATCAAAACGCCGACCTCGTACCCCTAGAAAAAACGGCACCCCTGAAAGAACTCCTTGGCATCGTTCTGGATGAACTCAGCGACGAGGACAAATGGATCTTTGAACGCCTGTTCATCGAACGCCTCTCCCTTCGCAAAACCGGGGCCGTCATAGGCATCCCCAAAACGTCACTTGCCCGCAGACGCGACAAGATCCGCCACAAACTCATAGCAGAACTGGCACAGCACGAACTCGTACGGGACTGGCTCAACGACAGGCTACGGCTCTAACCCCTGCATGCAGGAACGCAGCATCCCCATCAACGAACCAACCCACACGGCAAACGCCTCCTGCGCGTTGGTAACCCCGTCCATCCCAGCGTAGAACGCCGCCAACAACTGCTCGGCCTCCTCNGGGTCGAACACCAGCAGCAACCCCAGCAGCCCATCCGATGACCACTTGGCGTGCATCCCGTCGTTCAGGTCGAACAAATGGGCAGTTTCCTGAAGGGCAGCGTAAACCTCTTCCTCCACATACGCATGCTCCTCGCAGAATGATGCCCACTCCACGTCCGACGTGGCCACGACTATGCGCTAACCTTGTCCNGCGCGAACGTCTTCACGATTGACAGTGCGGCAGCAAGCCCCGCCACAGCCGCCGACTTCACAGAAGCCAGATCCGATACCACAAACACAGCCAGAAATGCCTGAACGAAAGTCCACGCAGCCCGCTCCAACATGTTGTTCATTTGCTCTTCCTCACTGTCAATACCTTGGCCGTGGCCGTTTCCTATCCATGGCTACCGTGTCCACAGAGCAGACTTGGCAGCCGACTTTGATTGCCCCGCCGGGGGGCGAAATGTCTTGCCGCGCTTGGCGCTGTCCACCAGCACCCGCCCAGCCCGAACCATCCTTGGCCTCTTACCGTCACGCATCATAACCTACTTTCCGAATGGGCGACCGCCATGAGCGGCGTTCCCCAGATTAGTGCCACGAAGATACGATGCAGCGGCTTTAGCCTTACCCACCATATCCCACATGTTGAAGGACGAAGAAGAGTCATACGGTTGCTCGTTCTGCGAACCGAACGTGTCCTCAAACGTCCCATAGTCCTTACCCTTTGGCATAATGTTTCCTCACAGTTGGAACAAGGCACCGAACGTGTCACCGTCCACCGCCCCGCTCGTCTTCAGAAATCCCAACGATTCCTGAAAGCCACGCACCGCTGCTGCCGTACGCCGCCCAAATATGCCGTCCACCACCCCGGCATCAAACCCCAGATCATTCAAACGGCCCTGAATGAGCCTCACTGGTAAACCCCGTGCCCGCCGCTTGATCGGCTTCGCCTCAACCTGCACCCGCAGATCCTTGAAATACTGGATGATCGCAACCCAGCCCGCATCAGACGGCTTCTTCGCCGGAACCATGCCGCCCTCAACCCAGTTGCCCAACCAGTCACCCGGACAATCCGTGCGGCCCTTACGGCGATGCGTGGACACCCACAACGGCTTCCCGAAATGAGACTCCGCCTCCACCAACAACGTGGAAATCGACCCCAACACGTTGGGACTCGGCTCCTTGAACCCCCACCCCGTGTAACAGATCGAAATGGACCTGCTGTTCCAATTCTTCGTAGCACCCCCACGGGCATCCCAACCACGGCCCTCAAAGATCGTGCCAGTCTCATCCACCAACCAGTTGTACGCAATCCCATCCCACCCCTTCGACAGGTGATGGCGTTCAAACGCCAACACAGCATGCACACCACGCGGAGCATCCTNCACCCCGGAATGGTGAATGATGACACCCTCCACGCGGTGCTTGCTCAACGGATCGAACTTGCCGCCGGGCGGCGGCTGTGCATCCCACTGGTGGCGACTAATGTAGAACATACCTAAAGGCCACTTTGTCCCGTTACCGAAGCCTGCTGATCAAATCCATGTGGTCCTTCCGCCTATCCAACCTGTCGTACCGCTGACTCTGCAACCAGTTGGACTGGACCTCCGGGGTGTTGAAGTTCGCAGACACCCCCCCAAGGGTGCTGATCAAGGACCTCACATAGTTGCGCTGATACTTGGGTTCATTCGGCCAGAGGCGACGCAACAACCCCAACGTCGGCAACAGGTTCGTAATAAAGTAAATGTGATGGTCACGCATTTTCTTCCTACCGTCCGGTGCCCGCTTGATCCACCCGATCCCCTCCAACGCCTGTGACAGGCCGGGAATCTTTTCGATGCTGTTGGGGGCCACCCCGTACCGGCCCGTAAACGGGATACCACTGAACACCTGCTTGCCAAAGGCTGTCTCCAATGGGGCCTTTATAACGGGTGTGGACATCGACAGCAGATTCTGCGCCGTCTGCTTGATCCCGTACTTCCAACCCTGCCCCTCCTTCTGCTGGAACGGGTCATACCGAAACAAATCCTGAAACGGAATGTCGGGCGCAGAGTACACAGTTGCACCGCGGAACCCGAACGGCAACCTGACGCCAAACGGGTTCAAGAAATAGTCGGGAACCACACCCTCCTCCTCAGTGCCCAACTCCAAGTTGCGCTTTGCCGACAGCAACCTGTTGTACTTTTCGGGATGGGCACCCAACTGCTTCAACTGGTACGGCACGTTCTTCCGTGTCCACGTATAGAACGGGAAGACCCGCCGCATCCACTTGCGCTCAAACCCCGTCAACTCGTCATAGTCGAACTGTGTTTTCGCAATCCGGGCAAGAGCATCGTCCGCAGTGCCACCCCACCGCATCGTGTCCATCCCCACACCCAGACGAACAACGTCCTCCACCCAACTGTTCACCGACCGCACCGCCTGATAGGGGGCGAACCGTGGCGACCACGCCTTCCACGACACATTGTACTGCTTGCCACCCGGCACAAGCCGACCCGTCTTGTCCCGTTGACCAATCAGAAACTCCAAGTTGCGGGCTTGACGCAAACCAATCTGCAACTCAACAGCATTCACAGCCTGACCCCCGCCACGCACACCCATCTCCAACAGTTCCACGTAGTTCTTCCACCGGTTCGGGTCGCCCGCCTCCAATGCTTTCGCCGCCTTCAGCACCGACACCTGCTTGCTGCGTGCGTAGTTGGCAACCTCATGGGTCATTTTCGCTGAACGAACGATCTCGTTCAAGTTCACCCCGTCCAACCACGCATTGAAGAACGCACCAAAAATGTTACGGTTCACAAACCCCGGCGTGGCAATCATCGCGGACTTCAAATAGTTCTGCANCTTGTCCCACGNCTTCCANAACTGGCCGTTGCCACCAAACTGTGCGGGATCATTGATCCTCGCAAAGGCATTGATGATGTCCAACATGTCCCTGTCCAATGCCTCATCGCCACTCAACAACCGCCACGGACCCCACTCGGACGAACCAAACGCATCCTTCAACAACTCCTGTGCTGCCTCACGATCCTTCGCCTTCAACGCAAACAATGTTTCACCAGTGCCCTCGTCCACCCCGCTGCCACCACGCTCTATCATCCCCATCACAACGTCTTGGAACGTGCGACCCTCAGCGCCTTCCGGCGAATAGCCACCAACCGAAGCATCATCCCCCCGGACAAGGCGGGTGCGTCGCTCCATGCTTGCCAACGTGTCCACCAACCCCTCCTCCACGGTCTTCACACGCTGATGCGCCACGTCCTCCTTGAGCAACAAAGGCTCCCACTCGTTCAAAACACGTTCCATGTGTTGAACTTCCAACTCGTAGATGTCCTTCTCCCGGCCCAANTGATGAACCGCCGCCTCGTCACCCTTCTTCCCGGCCGCTGCTATCTCCTCGTCCAACTGTGGTCGTCTAGCGATGAGGGCGTCGTACTCGGCCTTCTGCTG